GAACGTGAAAATAGGGAATAAATGAAAAGAATTTTAATTTGTGGCCTACCAGGGTCAGGTAAAACAACGTTAGCAACTAAACTAGTAGAAGTACTAGGCAATGCAGATTTTTATAATGCAGACGAAATAAGGTCAAAGTTTAAAGACTGGGACTTTACAACTGAAGGCCGTACAAGGCAAATGAAACGTATGCAGGATTACACAAGAAAAAGTGTAGCAAAAGGAAGGTATGGTGTTGCTGATTTTGTTTGTCCCACAAATGAATTACAAAAAACATTTATGCCTGATTATTTAATTTTTATGGACACTATTAAAAAAGGTAGATTTAAAGATACAAATCTTATATTTGAGAAGCCTACTGATCAAACAGAAGTTGATGTTGATGTACATATTACTAAAGATGATTGGTGGGAAGAAGATAAAATAGAACAATGGGCAAAACTTATTGCTGTTGATATAAAAGATCACGAGTTCCAGCCAAAACTACCAACTACACAAATGTTAGGAAGGTTTCAACCGTTCCATGCAGGCCATAAGGCATTATTTGAAAAAGCATTAGAAAAACACGGACAAGTAGCAATACTTGTAAGAGACATGCCTTTAAACGATAACAATCCTTGGTCTCCTGAAGATATATGTGAAAATATAGAACAAGAACTATATGAATATGCAGGTAAGTTTAGATGTTATCCAGTTCCTAACATAATGAATATTACATACGGTAGAGATGTAGGGTATAAGGTAGAGCAGGAAGTATTGGATGCAGATATAGAAAGTATCAGTGCAACTAAAATTCGAAAAGAAATGAAAGAAAAAGGAAAACTATAATGAATAGCATTAACGAACAATGGAACTTGCCTGAACTAGTTGAACTAGTAGAACAATGGCATACGGACAGAAATCTTATAGATGGAGCAACTGATAAAGATCAAGTATTAAAACTACTACAAGAAATGGGAGAGTTATCAGACAATGTCTGTAAAGGTAACGATATAAGAGACGACTTAGGTGATATGTTAGTTGTAATGATTAATATTATGAAAAGAAATAATATTAGTATGGAAGAATGTTTACAAGTAGCATATAATGATATAAAAGATCGCAAAGGTAAAATGATTGACGGTATCTTTGTAAAAGAAGGAGACAATTAATGTATGAATTTACAAGTGAGAGTGTAAGTAGTGGGCACCCAGATAAAATATCAGATCAAATATCTGATGCGGTCGCAACTTATTTAATAGACAAAAATATCAATCACAGGGCGGCAGTTGAAACATTAGTTACTACAAATATGGTGACACTAGCAGGGGAATACAAAAGCGATAAGTTTGATAAAGATAAAATTGAAGATATTGTTAGAGCAGTTGTACAAGATATAGGATACGAACAAGATGGGTTTCATTGGGAAAAACTAAAAGTATATAATGAATTACATGGCCAAAGTCCAGACATTGCATTAGGTACTGATGACTTAGGAGCAGGGGACCAAGGACTTATGTTTGGTTATGCATGTGATGAGACGCCAAATCATATGCCTAGTGCAATATATTACAGTCATGAGATACTTAAGGCATTAGAAAATGCTAGACGCAATGGGGCAGATTGGTTAGGACCTGACAGCAAAGCACAGGTCACATTTAACTATGATAAAGTAGGACTGCCTATAGACATTAAAACTATAGTATGTAGTACACAACATAGTGACGAATTAAGTATAGAAGAAGTTAGAGAAAAGGTTATAGATATAATATTGCCTGTCGTTAAAGACAAAGTAGATTTACTGCATTCAAAATGGTTAATCAATCCAACAGGCAGATTTGTTATTGGTGGCCCAGATGGCGATACAGGATTAACAGGTAGAAAAATAATTGTAGATACTTATGGTGGATATGCACCACATGGCGGCGGAGCCTTTAGTGGTAAAGACTGTACTAAAGTAGATAGAAGTGCGGCTTATATGGCTAGGTACTTGGCTAAAAACATTGTTGCAGGTGGTAAGGCAAAGAATGCCACAGTACAATTAAGTTATGCTATTGGTGTGAAAGAACCAACTAGTATATATGTATATGCAGATGGTGAAGTAAGGAAAGAGTTTGCAGATTATTTTATGAATAACATTGATTTAACACCAAAAGGTATAATTGAAAGATTTAATTTATTTGATTTAGACTTAACTACTACGACCAACTATGGACACTTTGGTAAAGAAGACATGCCATGGGAACAAGTTAATATATTCTAATGGATACTAAGTATAACCATCCTGCCTATTCCAGATATCCGCAGTTAAAGGAACTTGAAGAGTCAAGAAACAAAATGGATATAAAAGAAGCAATTAGAACAGTACCTAATTTTCCAAAAGAAGGAATACAATTTAGAGACATTACAAGCATGTTAGAAACTCCACAGGCGTTCAATAAAGCATGTATTGACTTTACTAAAGCATGTATGCAATTCAATGCAACAAAGTTAGTTGCAATAGAAAGCAGAGGGTTTGTGTTTGCTTCTCCAGTAGCAAGAGATATGGAACTACCTTTAATACTTGCAAGAAAACCTGGTAAGTTGCCTAATCCTACATATCAAAGAAGTTACAAGTTAGAATATGGAGAAGCAACATTACATATACAACAAAACAGTAATTTGAAACCAACAGATAAAATTGTCATTGTAGATGATTTAATTGCAACAGGAGGAACTGCCTTAGCAATAGCAAGTTTAATTTGCCAATGCTGGAATATTCCTAGAGAAAATATTTTAGTTTTAGCACTTGTGGACTTGCCCGATTTAGGAGGAAGTGCTATAATAAACAAAGAAGGATTTAATGTAGAAACTCTTGTTGAGTTCGAAGGAGAATAATGCCTAAGAAACCTCAGATTCCATTAAAAGATATAATGGCGGCGATTGACAAAAAGGATAGAAACTTTTATAATAACCTAACTGATGAAGGTAAAAAAGCCTTTAGTGCCTGGATGATGATGAGGTATTGTAGTAGTGTGCAAGGAAGAGATGCCGCAAACTACATATTCATGACAAACGAACTGGTAAACTACCAATTTAGTGAAGTTAGCAAACATCCTGAACTACAATGGTTACTATTGAGTGCCTGTGGTACTGGTAAAATACAATTTCATCCTTATTTGAAACCGCCTAATGCGAGAAAGAAAAAGAATAAGGTATTTGAATTTGTATATTCTGTTTTCCCTCATATGAAAAGTGAGGATATTAATAATTTTATTGATCTTAATACAAAAGAAGATTTAAAAACTTTAGCAAAACAGCATGGTTACGATGACAAAACAATTAAGGAGATCTTTGGAAAATAATTTTACATGTAAATGGTGTGGCAAATCATTTAAAAGCGAACGTACTCTTAGTGTTCACATGTGTGTTAAGAAAAGACGTATGGCAGACAAAGACCTAACACATACTAGATTAGGTTATAGAGTATTTCAAATGTTTTATGAGATTAATACTACAGCAACTAAACCAAAGTCATATGAAGACTTTGTTAAAAGTCAGTACTATGAAGGTTTTGTAAAATTTGGTAGAAGTTGTGTTACAAATGAATATTTAAATCCAGAACAGTTTGCAGAATGGCTTATTAAAAATGGTAAGAAACTTGCCGACTGGTGCAAAGATAGTTTATATGATGAGTATATGTTACATTATGTAAAAAAGGAACCTGGTATGAAGGCCTTAGAACGTACAATTATGTATTTGTCCAAATGGAGTGATGAGAGTAAAAATATTTGGCAGGATTATTTTAAATTAGTCTCCCCTGCAAGAGCAGTACATGATATTAGAAGTGCAAAAATAAGTCCTTGGGTGTTATATTTGTGTCAAACAGGAGACGAATTACTTGTAAGATTTAATGATGAACAGGTCAAAATGATTGCAGATATAATAGATGCAACATTTTGGATGAAACAGTTTGCTGGTAATAAGGAAGAAGTTGCAGAAGTAAAACAATCATGTGAGGTAGCAGGAATATGAATAAATTTGAATTATTGGAACCTTTTGGACCTAGGATAGCAAGGGTAAAATTATCAAAAGAAGAAACAAAAGAACTATATCAAATTTGTATTAACTCCCATAAAGATGCAAGAGATACTTTAGTTGGATATATAAAAGAAGAAGTACATATTTATGATCAATTAAAAGGTTCAAAAGTTTCTAATACGATTTCTCATTATGTAGATGAATATATAAAAACTATTGACTCAGGAAGATATGGAAAAGTATTAAAAGAAAATAATTTTGATTCTATATGTAACTTGGTTTCTGCATGGTACAATAAACAAGTAGCGATGGAATATAATCCAATACATAGTCACGCCACTAGTGCAGACATTGTTACAGTTTTATATCCTAAGATTAAATTAGACACTGATGTAGAATATTATAAAGTTAATACTACAACAAATATTAAACAAAAAGGACAAATACATTTCCTTTATGGGCAAGATACGAATATTAATGGATTTGGACCACACTCTGTTGATTTAGAGCCTGAAGAAGGTGACTTATTAATATTTCCTGGTTCTACTTTACATTATACTGCACCGGTACTAGGTAATAGTATTAGGTATAGCATAAGTTGTAATTGGGTTATACATAATCATATTAAAAGAATGGCATCAAAAAAATGAATAAGAAACAAGAACTACTTACAATAACAATGGAAGAGTGCGGTGAATTGATACAGGCATGTAGCAAACTAATACGTTTTGAAGATGATAAATGTCCTGATGATTTAAAAAATTTACAAGATGAAGTTGGTGATTTAATGTGTATGATTGAATTATTAAAAAGAGATGGTTTTGTTACAGAGGAACAAATAAAAGACAGAATGTTTTTAAAAGAACAAAAACTAATGAAGTGGAGCTCGTTATTTAATGAAGATTGATTTTGATGTAGATATAGATATGGCTAACAGAGATGACTTTTTAAAGTTAATTAGCCATACTCCTGCAAGTATTGAAAAGGATGGTAAGTTTACCAAACACAATACTGGAGTCTACTTTCAAAATATTCCTAAGTTTCCTTTACAAGGATACAGTACAATAGATCACAAACAAGCAGAAGATGAAGGTTGGTTTAAAGTAGATTTTTTAAATGCAAGTGTATATAATGATATTAAAGATGAAGCACATTTAAACAAGTTAGTAAATACAGAGCCCATGTGGGAACTTCTACAACATAAAGAAGTTGTTGAACAGTTGTTCCACATAAGTAACCATTGGGATATTGTTAAGCAACATCCTCCCACTAATATAGAACAATTAGCAATGATATTGGCAATTATAAGGCCTGGTAAACGCCACTTGGTGGGAAAGAGTTGGAAAGAGATAGAGGATAATGTTTGGGTAAAACCAAATGATGGAACTTACTTCTTTAAGAAGAGTCATAGTTATGGTTATGCTCTAGCGATAATGGTACAACTTAATAGTATTTGTGAGTAGTTAATCTGTCTTTTTAACTAATTGAATCCCACGTCTTTTAATACGTTTCTTTAATAAATTTTGCAATGTGGTTACAGGACCAAATAATATTTCAACATCTTTCATAATAAAAGTTTTTAAACAAGGTTGGAACACTTTCATTTCTATATTTAAAAATACATCTATAGGTAGCATACGATTAGATTCCCACCACCATGTCTCTCCCATTTGTAAGAATAATTTTTTATCTTCTATTGTAGGCATCTTCTCAATATCGTAAAATGTTAAGATACTATTATCATGATTGACTACTATACCAACGTATTCTTTACCTCCATACAATATGCCAGTAAGAAAGGGATATTTTTCTTTTGTTGAATCTATTAGATCTTTTTTCTCCACAATGTTATTTATGTAAGGTATTGATAAATAGTACAATAGAAAGAGTAAATTTATGAGCCAAG